GCACGATGCCGCCGGGCTTGAGCAGGTGCTCGGGGTAGTCCGGCACGTCGTAGATCATCTCGTCCGAGGCAGACGCCTTGACCGGCACCGCCTTGACGGGCGTGTCGTCACGGGTGACCACGGCGTCCGGCGTCGCCCTCGCCTTCTTGCGCTCTTCCTGCTTGGCCATCGCCGCGTCGAGGTCGAGGGTCACGTCGGGCTTGTGCTTGGGCGGGTGGCGCTCGACGCCAGCGACCTGGGCCGCCTCGTCGAGGGCGCGCTTGATGTCGCCGTTGTGCTGCAGGATGCACAGCAGGTCGAATGCGTCGTGCGCGAAGCCGTCAGCGATCGGGTCCGAGCCGTGGTGGCTGTAGCACTTCTGGTGATCCTGGTCGCTGAAGACGACCACGCCGGGGATGCGGGTGCTGGAGCTGGGGGCGAGCCATCGCTTGCCCTTCTTCTTGTACCCTGCCTGGCTCAACAGGTCCTCGACGCTGACGGCGCGGTTGTACTTGCCGATGATGTCGTTGCCGTCGGGTGTGACCGTGCGCCCGGCCTGCACGTAGCGCTTGCCGACGTGCATCTTCTTCCATGGGCACAGGTTCTCAATCTCCTCGCGCAAACCCGACGACTTGTCGGCGAGGGTGCGCCAGAACTCCAGCAGTTTGGGCGGGATCTGGGGCAGCGTCTCAAAGTCCCACGGTGCCTTGCCCTCTGCCCATGTGTAGTTGTGCCCATCAGGGTGCTGGCTCGGTGGCAGCACGTCCTGGTTTGGGCCAGCTCTGAATTCGATGATGGTGAACCGGTCGACGGGGCTCTTCGCGTCCTGCTTAGGCCACGTCACCTTCAGCAGCGGAAGGTCCTCGGGGACGCCTGCAAAGATTGCCTTGTCGCGGTTCGCCTTGCTGCGTATGCGCATGCCCCAGTCGAGGATCTCGTCATAGTCGATGCCGAACTCGTCAAAGATGTGACGTGCCCATGCCTCGTCGTCCACGTCCAGCGCACCGGTGCCCGATGCGTTGTGAACCAGGCCCATGTTTTGTGGGCCCTGAGAGAACTTCCTGATCGCTTTGTCGGGTGTGTTGACCAACTCGCTCGGGGCGTTCCAGCCCGGATGGTTGGGCCCCTTGGTCCGCATCGGCATCATCACCAGGCTCCAGCCCTGCTGGATGTAGGCAAACGAGTGCTCGATTTGGCTGCGCTGAACGTCGGTCAGTTGAGATGTGTCGGTGTCATTTGAAATGGTCATCGTCTTGTAGATGCTGCGTGTCTTGTTTTGAAGGGAGACCGGGCCGCACCGAAGACAAGACGGAAACTTCGTGTGGGTGGCCGCCCAGCGGCCCGGTCAAATACATCATTGTGATGGTCGGTTTGCTAAGGAACAGACGGTGCTGTCCTGGCTTGTCCTGACTTCACGCGCGTGATACTTTCGGCAAGATGCCGGACACCGCCCGCAGCTTCCCGGCTGTCATGTGTTCGATTCGCAACTGTTGCAGCTTGGGGATTGCACCCCTCGTCTTCCAGTTGCTGATAGTTGGCTGGGTCACCCCAAGAGCAGAAGCTGCTGCAGCTTGCGAGCCGAAGTGCTTGATTACGTTATCGATTTTCATTGGGTCCTACTGTGTAGCTCGAATGTGCGCAGTATAAGCCATGTGATAAAGGGTCGCAATCTGTCAACAAATTTATTTGCCCCCAGGAAATGACGAAGAACTTTGAGAGGTTGTCAATAGGAGATAGGCTCCGTTACCTCATCGAGGTCAGGGGGTACACACAGGTGGCGCTCGCTCAGAAGGTCGGGATCACGCAGGCTGCAATCAGCAACCTGGTCACAGACTCATCACGCAAGCCGAGCGCGCCTACCCTGCTCAAGCTGGCGGCAGCCCTACAGGCGAACCCTGACTGGATACTGACCGGCGAAGGTGAGCCATTCCAGATGAACACCATCGGCGCTCGCTCCGAGCAGACGCTGATAGAGCTGTTCCGCAACATGGACGACCAGTCCAAGGCCGCGATCCTGGCCGCCGCAAAGGCGATGTCCAGGGGATGACTTCACAAACCTGATAAAAACGTAGGGTCTTTTGAGGCCCCCGTTTGCATGTCGACTTCACAATGGTGATATAGTCGAGGCGTCGGTTGCACAGAATGGCACGAGTGAGTTGAGTAAGTCTTCCGGTCTCACGACACACGGGAGCGTCAGCAAGACGGTTCGTACTCTGAGCGATCGACACCCTGGCCCGGCAGATTCCGGGACGCATCAGGAGATTGACATGACACGCATCGAATTAGAGAACAAGCACATGATGGAAGGCCACGAGCTGAACCGCTGCCGTGGCAACGCAGTGGCCTTCACATTGATGGCTGAGATGTCCAAGACCGAAGAGCCCCGCCAGGCCAACCTTGGTTGCGTCGAATACTGGGACAAGCAAGTCGAGGCAACCAAGGCCCGCATCGCCGCCCTCGAGCAGGCGATCGCCGAGTTCGACAGCCCCATGAACGACGTGAACTACGTCGGCCACCCCACCCACTATTGAGGAGACCGGCATGAACATCAAGAACGCACTGCACGACAAATGCACACGCACCATCAGTGGCTTGCAAAAGCACATTGCTGATCTGGAGCGAGCCAACGCCAACCTGCACAACATCCCCGAGAGCTACATGTTCAACCGTGAAGAGCAGCGCCAGCGAAACCTGCGCGCAATCGAGTCCTGCAAGGACGAGATCATCGAGCTGGAAGACCTGCGCGACGGCCACCTGACCGTGGACCGTCTGGGCACCGCTCGCCGGTTCTTCAACGACATGCCCGCTTGGGGCACTTACGGAGCCTGATCATGAAGCACGACGCATTCGACTTCACCGCCGAGGGCATGACCACCGCCCAACGCGCTTGGCGCGTTGCCTTCCTGCTGGCACTGATCACGGTGCTTGTGCTTGACCTGTTTGTATGGAGACCGTTATGAGCAACACAAACACAGGCGGGGCAGCGTTCCCATTGGTAGGTGCTTGGATGGATGTGAAACATTCGGGAATGACCCTGCGCGACTACTTTGCCGCCCATTCTTCGATAACTTTGGATGACGCTGTGCAATTCCTGGACACCTATGGCGGTGAAGTCGTTGGGCCGTGGCCACCGGAAAAGGTGCTGCAAACTTTGGCCGATCTGCGCGTTGAATACGCCGACGCCATGCTGAAAGTCAGGGCGGCTGGGGGTAAGGCATGAGCTACACATCAATTGCTTTGCGACTGGCCGAGAGGCTTGAGCGCGAATACAGCGGCTGCCATCAAGACGACGATGATTTCCTTGAGATGGACGCCGCCGCCGAACTGCGGCGATTGCACCGTGAGTGTGAGCTACTCAAACAATCCGCGCCCGCAGCACCTGTGCCCGTTTTTAAGACATGCAGTTGCAGGTGGAAAGGCGAGACACAGGTGCAGCAATGCACTCTGCATGCCGCACACATTGAAGCGATCCACGAGTGGTCCGAACGAGCTAAAACAGCAGAAGCAAAACTGAAGGATAAAAACCAATGAACCAAGACCAATACACAACCGAAGAAGACACCGAAGAACTGGTGCTCGTGGGCAAACTGCCAAAGCCTTTGCGACTTGCCGCTATGCTGGAAAAGACAATGCAGTGGCCTTTGCATGGCAAGTCTGCGGACTGCCTGCGCGAGATGTATGAATTGCTGCAACGCTGCGAGAACGAGATGCGCTACGCAGGATGGGGCCAACCGAAGTCCGACAACACCGCAAGACACGGCGTGTACGAGCAGGTGAAGGATCTTTTGGAGAAGAACATATGAGCAACACCAAAATCAAGCCGCATGAGTGGAGAACTCGCATCAGTCAATACGAGCCAGAGGCTTTTGACATTATCCAGCCCGGCATCGGGGCGCTAGCCCTCGTAAAAAATGAACAGTTTGCCCTTTTAATCGCCGCAGCCCCCGACCTACTGGGTGCGCTTCAAGAACTTCTTGACTGCGACAAAACGAAAACCAGCATAGGTGCGGTCATGCGCGCCCGCGCAGCCATCGCCAAAGCAACAGGAGGCAGCAATGGGTGACATGGCCGAAGACTTCCGCGCCCTGCGCGACCACAAGAAAGCCCTTCGCCAGCGCTACGGTGTGCTGTGCCCGCAATGCAAGATCGTGCGCCCCAAGGCGCACCCCACTATCCTGATGCCAGGCCAAAAGTGCAAGGTCGACGGATACAAGGACACCCGTCCACATCTCACCAACGAAGAATGGAGCAACCCATGACACCCGTCCCCTACTCCAAGCGCACCGAGCCCTTTGTCCCGGTGGGTCACCCCGACTACGTCTGGACCAGCGGTGCCGATGTGCAAGCCACTTGGCGCCGCTTCGGATGGCTGCCAATTGCAGAGGCCCGTGCCAATGAGCAGAGTGAGAAACTTTTCACGAAAGCCATTGCTCAAGACTTCACAATGCCTATATAATCGAACGCACTGACCCGGCAGATCCCGGGCGCTTCCAGAAAGGAACAAGCCATGAAACGCACCATCACCACCGAAGTCTTCGCCATCACGAGCCCCTACAGCAGCCGCATTACCCCCGAGGACCTGCGCAGCGGCGACATTGGCCCCAGCCTGATGTACTGCACCACTGACATGTCAAACGCCGAAGGCTACGTCGTCGTCGGCAAGGGCACCGTCACCGTGGAGCTGGACAGCGTCAACGACGTCACGGCCAACCAGGTTGCCATGCTTCGCAAGCAGGTCGAGCAGGTCCAGGCCGAGGCTCAGGTCAAAGTCAACCGGCTGCAGGACCAGATCCGCAATCTGCAGGCCCTGACCTACGAACCCGCCAACGACGAGGCCGCGTGAAAGTCGTTGACGACCTTCACAATGCTGATATAATTCTCCCGAGACCACGTTTTTTAACCACTCCTTCAAGGACGCCAACATGCAAGCCATCACCATTTCCGAACTCGTCGCCGCCCGCATCGCCGCCAAGCGCGTTGAAGATGCCGCTATCAAAGAGCGTCGCGACATTGACGGCCAGATCGCCGAGCTGCTCAAGGACGCCAACAAGCCCGAGGGCTCCGTGTCCCAGCGCCTGCCCGAGGGCTACAAGGTCACCGTGACCTACAAGATGGACCGCAAGGTCGACACCGACAAACTCACCACCAACTGGGCCAAGCTGCCGCTGGACGTGCAGGCCGCATTCAAGTGGAAGGCCGACCTGTCGGTGTCCGAGTTCCGCAAGCTGGAAGGCAAGGCCGCCCTGAGCGCGTCGCAGTACTTCACCACCAAAGAAGCCAGTCCTTCGATCACCATCGAAGCGATCTGAGTATCACAATGATGTTCTACACGTACCTCCACCGCCGCGCCAGCGACAACTTGCCGTTCTACATTGGCAAGGGTCAAGGACGACGCAGCGATTCAATCTGCAACAGGTCAAAGCAATGGCACCAAACGGTGGCCGACCATGGTTTGAAGGTTGAGATCGTCGCGACATGGAGCACGGAACAAGAAGCGCTTGATCACGAGCGATTCCTGATCTGGTGTTTCCGTGACATGGGGTACTTGCTGTGCAACCTGACTTCCGGCGGTCAAGGCGTGTCTGGCTTGAAGCACAGGCCAGACGTTATTGAAGCCATGCGGCAGAGGTCTACCGGCAACAGCTACAGGAAAGGCAAGAAGGCCACAGCGGCGACTCTCAAACGCATGTCTGAGTCGCAGCAAGGCAAGACACTTTCCGATAACCACCGGGCAAAGATGTCCGCTGCAAAAGCGGGCAACAAAAACGCAGCCGGAAATACGTCTCGGCGCGGGATCGTAATGTCGCAAGAACAGAAAGACAAGATCTCCGCAAGCAACCGCAAGCGCTGGGCAATCAAACGAAACGAAACGAACTGAGGAACTTATGGCTATCTCTCTCAAGTCAACCAAGGATGCTGCACTCGACGGCATCAAGATCCTGGTCCACGGTCCTGCTGGCGCAGGCAAGACCAGCCTGTGCGGCACCACCGGTGCACCCACCATCATCATCAGCGCCGAGTCGGGCCTGCTGTCGCTGCGCGGCTTCGACATCCCTGTGATCGAAGTCAAGAGCCTCGACCAGATGTACGAGGCCTACGACTTCGTGGTCAACACCGACGAGGGCCGAGCCTTCCAGTGGGTCTGCTTGGACAGCATCTCGGAGATCGCCGAGGTGGTGCTCAACCACGAGAAGAAGGTCGCCAAGGACCCGCGCCAGGCCTACGGTGCGCTGGCCGAGAAGATGACGGACCTGATCCGCGCCTTCCGCGACCTGCCTGGCCGCAACGTCTACTTCTCCTGCAAGCAGGAGCGCGCCAAGGACGAGATGACCGGCGCGATGCTGTACTTCCCGGCCATGCCCGGGAACATGTTGAAGCAGGGCGTGAGCTACTTCTTCGACGAGGTCATGGCCCTGCGCGTGGAGAAGGATGCCGACGGCAACCCCACCCGCTGGCTGCAGACCAACCGCGATTTCAACTACGAGGCCAAGGATCGTTCCGGCTGCCTCGACATGTTTGAGTCCCCCGATCTTGCGGCAATCGCCGCCAAGATTTCTTCCTCCGCCAACTAACTCCTGAAAGGACACCCACCATGGCGCAATTCAACTTCGATACCAACAACGCTCCCAAGCGCGAGAACAACTACGAGCTGCTGCCCGCAGGCTGGTACACCGCCCAGGTGACCGAGTCCGAGCTGGTCGCCCTCAAGTCCGGCCAGGGCCAGGCCCTGAAGCTGACCATTGAGG